TGCTCTAACAATGATAAAGTCGTATAATATTCTAAGTTATTGATTCGACTTTCTAGTCTACCAATATCACGCATTGTATAGCGTTTATTTTCTATTTTATTTGGAACAACGCTTGCAGTAGAACCAGTAAATGTATATGGCTCAACGTTAAACGTATACAAATCCATAGAATCTTTAGGACTTGGCGGAACACTTGGATATAGATCTGGTATACCACGAGTAATTATAAATTCACCAGTCGTTGTTAACGATAGTTTGTCGAACCGACCTAAGTAATAGTTGAAATAGATATCCGTTTCTTCAGCATACTTAGGAACAACTACATTAGAAAACGTGCTATCTGAATTGCGTAAAGGCCTAAAGTCTAAAATGCTTATTCTATCCGATGGAATTTCTTCGTACAAAATATTAGAGCTACCGTGTGTATACGAATCAATCGTGAAGTAATCACTAGATCCAGCATGATTAAAATAACTATAAGTAACTACTACGCTTCCAGTAGCAGTAAATCCTGGTTTAACTGTAATAGATGATAGATCATAATACGCAGCTTTTGCACCATTATCGAATTTAAATCTAGAAGTAATATCGCTACCACTTTGTGTAACGCTTATCAATTCAAACCCATCGCCTTTTGAAAGTATAGCAGCTGATGGACTGCCACTGAGAGTTACTGTCTCGGTAATATTAGTTAAAGTCTTAAGACGTGGTGTAGATCCATTGACTGCTTTACGCACATTACATATAACTACATACGCGCCAGAAGAACCAAACGTAAGCGTAACGGAAGCGCTTCCGCCTCCACTGACACTGAATTGTGCACTAGTTGCACCGCTTGTTACTTGCGTTAGGTGGGCGCCGGTAGATGCATTGACTACTATATAATTTGTAGGATCTGTGCTAACGCCAAATACATAGCCAGATTCTGAAAATGTAGCACTAGTTACTCCACTACTTGTAGTATATTTCTTATAAAAACTATAGTTTAAATCTTTCGTGTTATTTACTGCATATACTGGAAGTCTATAATAAGATATTTCTGATCTTGGGCTTTCTATTGTCGCTTCAACTCGATAAATGTTTGTTCCAGCAGAAACTGTCCCAACTGCTACACTGTCAATTAAACTTACGACAATACTGTTGTTGCTGGCAATACTTTCAACGCGATATGGATTAGAATTAAAATAAACATAATCACCGATTTTTAAATCTTGAATAAACGTAGTATTAACGCCAGATAGTGTAGTACTATTAGCCGAAGAAATTGTGCCGGTTAATTGAGTTAAAGCTGGAATAATACGTGCAGTAAAATCTACAGCACCGACGTCAGAATAAAGATACTTTGCATCACGTGAAAATACTTTTCCAGAAGTAATCGACAATCTAAATAAAAATACTTTATAAGTTAAAGGGCTTAAACTGTGAAGTTGAATTTGTTTAATACGTGCAGTTGCAACAACGTTACCGCCAGAAGGTGTTGCACCAGCTGTGCCATACTTATCGTAAAATGTTACGTCTGTATTAATGTCTGGTAAAAAGTTTGTAGAACCTACGATAACGTAATTGCCAGGACTAGTGTCAATTGACTTTGCTTCATAATTTGATACATCACGAGCTTTATCTAGCGTTAAATATTGAGTAACAATCTTTTCGACTTCATAACCACGAACATACGCTTTTCCTGGCTCGACTGCTAAAGAAATTTTCCGAGTTAATGGAACAACATCTGTTGAAGGAGTTAAAGAATATGTTGGTCCTTGGTATAAGCCGTAATTAAATGGAGGAGTACTATCTGCTAACCAATTAGATCCTACTGCAAAACTTCCGGATACTGAAGAAGTATGCTGTGTTATACACTTATATTTAATGCCGCCAGATACGACAATATCACCTTTAATAAATGTCTTATTGTTGTCCCATGTTCCGCGATCATTATTGCGATATTCTCTAACTTGTATAGGAAAATCTCGCACGGTGTAATCGCCAGACTCATCATATGTGCGTCTAGCAAAAGTTTTTTCTATTTGAGCATATGCAGTTTTGTTAACTAAGAATTGAACAACGCCGGCTTTAATAGTCAATAAAGTAATAAACTCGTCGTCATCGGTGGTGCTGGCGTATGATTTACTAGTCAACGTAAGTTCAATAGAATATCGAGCTGAGCCAGGTGCTGCATAATTTGGAGAACCTAATGCGTTATCGAGAAGACTATCATCTTCTTCAGGATAGATAACAGTTTCATTTACTTGAAGGCCGCATTTTGCACTAGCTTCATCGCTATATTTTGCTAATACTGTTGTTTGAGCTTCTACATATACGAAATGATTCTTAACATAATACACACCTTCTTGAATTGACGCTGTAGTTCCATGACCTTGCGCAAGCGCATCAATTGAAGTTTCTTCAATTTGAAGATCTAAACCTGAAGATCCATCAACTGGCGCAATTATTTCTCCTGAAGTAAAAGTGCCGGAACCACGTGTATATTTTACGAATATAGTATCTGCTTCGCTTACGCCATTAACAACTTCTATAGGAGTTGCTGTAAGAACAATAGCCTGAACACCAGACGTTCTTCCTACGTATGTTTTTCCAATAACTGAAGATAAGATTGCAAATGTTTTAACAGTTGCACTAGATGCACTAGTTGCTTTTAATTTAGCATATGCAGTATTAGAATCATAAGAAACTTGTCCAGGAATGATCATTGCACCATTCTTAAACATATGGTCGCCATGACGCTTTATTTGCTGCTGGAGAATTGTTTGAAGTTGCGTTAATTCCCGAGCTTGAATAGCATATCCCGGCCGAAATAAAATTCTATAGAATTTCTTTCCGTCGGAATAATCATCATAAAATGGTTCAATATTAAAGTTGAGTGACATACTTTTTCTCTTCTGGAATTAATTAATAAGATCTGTTATATTTATCTTGCTTATTAGAAAGTAATGGAATTAGTTACTACAACAATCTGTTGCTCAGATGGAGAGAATCTTATTCTATTATCAATCAACAACTGATCTCCCGAAAACTTATTAACATCTGGAGTAATGATATTTGTAGTATTAAATACTGCTCCAACTTTACTAAAAGTAGAACCTGAATTTGGAATCTTATTGTCTAGGTATGCTAATAATACTGCAGCTTCTGTGGTAGAATAATTGCCATTTTTTTCAATAACTCTAAACGCATAAGATCTATTTGGCGTTACAGTAGTATCCGTCCAATTAACAACATCATCTAAATTAAGTAAACTAAATCCGCCTTGTCCTTTTGTACCAATAGCGATAAGACATGTAGATGCTAAAGCAGAACGCATGTTAGTGTCTTTTCCATAAATTTTTGGATTTTTAACTATACACACTTGACGGTAATCATTTGTTGAAGTAAATCCTTTATTCTTTTCTTTAGAAAGATTTCCAAAGAATACAATAGTCTTAGCATATAATTCACTAATAGCATCTCTTCCATGTCCACCTTTAGGAGATATGATTTCTTCAGCAGTTGCAGGAGAAGCTGCTGGACCAGCTATAGTCACATTAGCATAAGTATAATCCCGTCCAATAGTATTTATGGAGATCTTATCAACACTACCTGTCGCAGTAAGAACAGCAATAGCTGTTGCTCCATTGCCATCGCCAACTATAGTAACGGTTGGAGGAGATGTATATCCAAAGCCAGGATTAATTACATTTACGACATGGATTGCGCCATCAATAGCAGTTAATTCTACCGTTGATTGTCTAGATTCTATATCACCGATGCCAAAGTTTAAAAGAATAGAAGCTTCTACAAAATCTGGATTAACTAAAGGACTGCGATCTAAAGACGTGTTTACTGTTACTATCGCATATGTATAACCAATTCCAGCTTTTGTAATTATAATAGATTCTATTTCGCCATTTGAATTAATAAGAGGGGTTAACTCTGCTTCATTTTTTAGAGTGTTAACACGGAAAGATAAACCAGTTGCGGTTTGTCCAGAAAGCGAAGTTGCATTCACTAAAACAAGATTACCAACATTATTATTTGGATCTTGTAAAATAGAGTTAAATGGTTTTGAATATCCGTAACCAGGATTATTTACAGTGAAACCAGTTATAACTCCAGCAGAAATTGTAGCAGTTGCAACAGCCTTAATACCATTAGGAAGATCAGGATCTTGGAATAATAATGTAGCTGTTGCATAACCAGTTCCTCCAGTTACAACCGATACGGATTGTACTTGATAAGGATTTTCTTCAAGCCGGCCATCACCTGTTACTGTAAGAGTTGTAAATACAGAACCCAAGCGTTCTACGATTGGTTCTAACGATGCTTGCCGAGACGCGCCTCCACCTGTAATAGTAACAATCGGTGGGTATGAATATCCAGAACCTTGATTACCAATTACTAAAGAACTTATTTGACCTCCGGAAAGTGTTACCGAAGTCACAGTTGCTGGAACTCCTCCAACCTGATCTGGATTTGAAAGAGTTACAGTAGGACTAGAAGCATAACCTGAACCACCGTCTATAATTCTAAATCCTGTTACTTTATATGAAGTGATTGGATATTTTTTTCCAGGATTTTCAATTGTAAATGAAACAATAGATCCCTTTGAATAAAATTGGTTTGAAAGCGCAGTAACAACTGGCATACTCGTAGCTGTTAAAAATTTATTACGAACTGATAATGGAACGGTATACATATATTTCCAAATGTAACCATCATCGAGAGTAATGGCTACAACGGAAGTTCCAGTTGGACGTACGGAAGAAGGTTTAGCGTTATTATTGAAAAGACATTTATAAACGTTAAAGTCATCAGTTAAACAATAAAACTCTGCATTTTCTAATGCTGTAGCGCCAGAAAATGCAGGCTTGTCGCTACTATATTCTCCATACATATCAAACGTATACCCAGCCGCCCAATTAATTCTTGGAATAACTGCGCAAATATCATTAGCGTCAATCTGCTTATATAAGATTGCTTCATTTCGCGTAGCATTTTCATATGCAAACGAATCTGATACTGGTTCGGGGACAGATTCGTTAGTCCATATGCCAGGATGGCAATAGACGTAATAGTATCTGCTTATGTTTGATACAATCTCTGAAATGACCGACTTAACTAAGTTGGTCTTCAGAGAGAATTTTAGTAGCGAGGTTGCCATCTGTTTTAATTACTGAATGGTTACAGTCCAAGTGATTGCGATAGAATCGTTAGCAGCTTTGTTAACAACATCAAAAGAAGTCTTACAAAGCATTGTACCTGCTGCGCCAGTAGCACTATTAAAAATACCAGCTTCAACTAACGAACCAGTTCCTGTACCAGCCGCAAAAGTTGTTGCATATGTAACAACAGCACCTGATACTACACCACCAGCAGTCGTTAAACCGACACGAGCTAATTCTGAAAGTGCAGGAGAACCGCCAATAGATAATTGTGTATCACCTACAACAGGAGTTGTTTTAGCTGGGTTAGAACCAACTACGGCATTACCACCAACTGCCATATGTGACATTTGAAGTGGAATTGTATGCGATGGAGAACCAGCAGTATCTTTCATACGCTGAGCAATCCATTGCTTGCCAACTGTTACAACGATGTTAGAATAGAATCGATCTTCGATCAATTCGCCGTTAGGGCCAAAATGAGCAATAGCAAGTGTACCGCCCATTTCAACTAAGTTAGTGAATTTAAAAATTGGAGAAATCATGTTTATACCTTTTATGAAAGTGATTTTGTTGTATGCTCCGAATACGTTTCTGCTTCATAAGAAAATGAAGTAGATGGATCCGAAGTGTCTTGATTGTACATATTATAGTACAAAATTCCAGTGTTTGTATTATTTATTTCGTCTGTGTATGGTCTATTGCTATTAAAAAATGGAGTGCTATCTACGCTGCTAACACTCTTATTAAAGGTGCCGCCACTCCAAACCCAATCTCTTCCTGATTCTACAGGAGTAGTTCCATCAGCATTTGATCTTGCATATGCTCCTGCTAATGTAAAGAAATCTGCATCCGGATATTGTATACCTCCAGAAAAATATCCACTTACATAGATTACGTCTACATATTCGGGAAATTGTACAGGTGCAACTTCGTCAACTGCAGTCACACTCTTATTCCAAGTACCACCACTTAATTCCCATATGTGGGCACTTTGTATAGATGTAATAGAATCTTGTGTAGTACCACGAATAAAATCATCGATATAATTATCTGGAGGTGTTACATTATCTTCTCTTGGTTTTGCAATATCATTTATTCGTGTAAATGCTGTGCTTATAAGAGAATTTTCAATTGGATCATTTGCTGATCCTTTAAGCATATCATATTGTTTTAACGCATAAGGATCGACAGTAGACCATTTAGCGTTAGTTTCCATTGTCGAAAACGTTAAGCCTGTAGTTGAACCTGCTGTAGTGGTTAAAGCAGTTCCATCTACATTTGTTAATACGAATGTATAAGGAGTAGCACCAGAAAAACTAACAGAACTTACTCTGTAAATAGTTGAATTAGCTGCCGTTGGTTCTTGATGTTTTGCAGTACCGGTGCCAGAACCAACACCAGTAGCAACAAATACTTGATCTATAGCGTTAGAAGTAGCGCCAATTGAAATAAAATCAGTTGTGCCAAGGCTAACTATTTTATAGCTTCTTCCAATTACAAATGATCCAGCATTTTTAGCTTCATATTGTGATATAGTTCCGGTTCCACTTAAAGTTCCAATTACTCGCATTAATTGACCAGCAACTAATGGAGTAGCAATTGGGAATCCTGAAGGCGTTAAT